CATCGTTCTTTGGGACGGATCTTCTCCGGGTTCCAAAAACATGATTCAACAAATGAACAAACTTGGCAAGCCATGTTATATAAGGATAGTAGAATGACGAGTAATTTCCAAAAAGTTCTTGAGTTCCATGAGAAGTTTGAAGTAGAAAACAAGCCTTCTCCTCAATTCCCAAACAGAAAGACTGTAAATCTGCGCGTTGCTTTGATTCGTGAAGAGTTCAAGGAACTGCGTGACGCGATCAAAGAAAAAGATTTGGTTGAAGTTGCTGATGCACTAACAGACATCCTATATGTAGTATATGGTGCTGGTCTAGCGTTCGGTATTGATCTTGATGCTTGCTTTGATGAAATTCACAGAAGCAACATGACAAAGCTTGGTGCTGACGGTAAACCTGTCCGCCGTGAAGACGGTAAGGTAATCAAGGGACCAAACTACGAAAGTCCTAATCTAAGGAAAGTATTGAATCTATGAACGAAGAAGAACACGAAGATGAATTTCGACGTGAAATGGCAAAGGAAATAAAGCGTTCTCTACTTGGTATTGAACCAAAGCCTAAGCCAAAGAAAACAATTGTACATGACGACGAGGAACTATACTATGGATCTTACTCTAGTAAACTATGACGACCCAATTCTAACTCAAGAAGCGGAACGATTCAATTTTGATAATTCGCCATTCAATATTCTTGAGTTCTCAGAAGCTTTGGCTCAGAAGATGATCAATGAAAACGGTCTTGGGCTTGCCGCACCACAGGTCGGTATTCCTTATCGTATCTTTGCTATGGCTTCTACGCCAGCAACTATTGTAATCAATCCACGTATTGTTGAGATGTCAGAAGAGACAGTTCTGCTTGACGAAGGTTGTTTGTCATACCCAGGTCTAGCAGTAAAGATTCGTCGTCCTCGAATGATCAAGGTTCGTTTTACATTCCCATCAAATGAGTCACAAACAATGACTCTAGATGGTATGTCAGCACGAGTATTTCTTCATGAGTATGATCACCTTATTGGTGTGTGCCACATCAATAGAGCTCACAAGTTCCACAAAGAACAAGCCATGAATAGATGGAAAAAGGTCAAGCGCGCCAGAAAAGCTATTGACAAATTTGTCAAAGTGTAGTATAATATCTGTCTAAATACTTGATCATTGACTCAACGTGGAAGAATACAAATGAAGAACTGTCTTAAAGACTGTGATCAACCTTGCCGCAAGAAACATGTAAATGTAATCTACGCCAAGAATAAACTAAACTGCGACCACCTACGTGGTGTGTTTCTTGATGAGAGTCATTATGACACTCTGATTACTGAAGATACTGACGTTTATGGACCTTCTATTGACGGAACAATGAACGAAGATAATATTCTTGTAATGTTCCGTAAGAATGTGTTCACTCAAGAAGAACAGGATCTATGCTATGAAGGACTCATCAACGCAGCCACAGAATCTCAAAATCGGGGGATGGCGGCTGGTCCTCGCGGTGAGTTCCTGCATGCTTCTGGTCGCGGCGGACGTGAGTGGGTTACTCCTTATCAAGTGGAAGTTCTTGAGTTCCTTACTCGAACAGCTAACTCACTACTAGACGATGACAGTCTAGAAGCTATCAAGAAGAGACATGAAGGAAAGCAAGTTGATATCACACGTGGTTTCGTATGGTTACGTAGCGAGGTCTGTGCACACCACGATCCCTACTTTGGATGGTTCGACAGATGGGTTGAGGGATTATCAAATAAAGATGATGCAACAAGAAGAGAAGAAGCTCAATTCATTCTTGACAACTTTATCTCCGAAACCAACTACGCCCAAACAGTTATGTCCGGTGTTGCAGGCTTCTATTCAAGATATCCAAGAATTCCTTATGGGCGTGTTACAAGCTTTACCGAAAAATACCCTGACGACTTTGCTAAGTCATTCAAGTTTCTTAAGAAACTGAACCACTGTTTCCGGGAACTGCTTCCCCGACGTTGGTCTGCTCAACGTTACGCGGCTGATCAACTAGATTCTCGTTTCACTATTGATGAAACAGTCTTTAGTACTCTCACTGTAAATCACAACTTCCGTACAGCTGCTCACCTTGACGCTGGCGACTTTGCTGCTGGCTTCTCTAATTTGTCAGCTCTCGGTAAAGGTTGGGAAGGCGCTGAGTTGATTCTACCAGAGTATAGAGCAGCCGTTAAGCTAGAGCCAGGTGATCTACTTCTTGTAGCCAATCACACTGCTCTTCACGGAAACGCTCCACTCGGTGGCGAAAATCCAGATCGTATGACTATCGTTGCTTATCTTCGCGAAGATCTACTTGACTGTAAGTCTTGGGAGTATGAACAACTACGTAAGCAATACGTAGAAGAACGTAGAGCTAACAAGAATCACCCATATTGGCGCAAGCTTTGGAATGGAGTTTCTCCAGGTATGTGGGATGAGCAAGAGTGGTTTGATTACATGGCCAAACATAATATGGAAGATCCTTACGGTAAAGCTACCGCCGGATCATTGGAGGATTTCTTTTAATGATTGACTATAAAATTGCTATTCCGTCATATAAGAGACCGGAAACTATCAAGAAGAAGACGCTGAAGGTTCTTGAACATCACAAAATTGATCCAGCAAAGATCACTGTGTTCGTGGCTAACGAAGAAGAACTTGACGCGTATACTAAGAGTCTGAAGGATACTCCTTGTCAGAACATCGTTCTTGGTGTTCCAACTATTGGTGCTCAACGTAACTTCATCGAGAACTGGTATCCAGAAGGAACCAAGTTGATGATGTTTGACGATGACGTTGAGGAAGTGCAACGCAAGATCAGTGAACAAAAGCTTGGTCCGATCGACAATCTTGAAAAGGAAATCATTGAACGCGGCTTTGAAGAATGCGAAAAGGTTGGTGCCAAGACCTTTGGTATCTACGCTGCTTCTAACGCATACTTCATGAAGGATCGCGTTTACACAAAGCTTTGTTATGTGATTGCTTCTATGTTCGGCGTTATTGTTGAACACGATCCATTCCTTGCTCGTGTTACCAATCACGGTGAAGATTATGAATACAGCATTCGTCAATACATCAAGAACGGTGCTGTATGCAGACTAGACAACTATACTGTCAAGTCAAACTACTACAAGGAAGATGGTGGTCTACAAACCATTCGTACCAAGGAATACGTCCATGATTCTATTTGTAAGATCGTTGAGATGTTTCCACACCATTGCACAATGTATATTCGTGAAACAACTGGCCACGCAGAGCTTCGCCTGAAGGACAGAACCGCAGAAGTTCCAACAAATACGTTGGAAGATTTTTTCAACTAACCCCTACGCGCTATATAAATAGAACGTAAGAATGATCCAGTGAGGTTTCAATGACTATTGACTACAAGTATAATGAAGGCGCCACGCTCGCCGAACTTCAATCTTACATCGACAAGACCTACGGTCAACACTATTCCCAAAACAAATATCAAGCAACTGAGTTCATTATTGACTCAGGACACGGCACAGGCTTCTGTATCGGTAACGTACTTAAGTATGCACAACGTTACGGTCGCAAGGGTGATCCGGCTGCTTGGCGTAGTGATCTTCTAAAGGTTATTCACTACGCAATCATTCAATTACACATTCACGATCAAGAACAAGCCACAAAGACTCCTGCTACTCCAGTAACATCAAGTAAGCCAGAGATTCTTATGGAAGTATCAGTACAGCCAATTCTAGATGAGTCTGGATTTGGTTCCGGTGCAGGCGTAGACTTGAGAGATGAAAAGCACCAATAAAAGGATTTCAAATGGAAGTAAATGTTCCTATCGAGGAAATGCAAAAGCGTAAGCTGTTCGTAGCTACACCAATGTACGGTGGACAATGCGCTGGTATGTTCTGTCGTTCTACTAACGATCTTGCTGCAATGTCAACCCACTATGGTATTGAAGTTCGCTTCTATTACTTGTTTAACGAATCTTTGATCACTCGTGCTCGTAACTACTGCGTAGACGAATTCATTCGTTCTGATTGTACTCACATGATCTTCATTGACTCTGACATTGGATTCAATGCTCAAGATGTGTTTAACATGCTTGCTATGCAATCAGAAGATAGCGAATATGATATTCTCTGCGGTCCTTACCCAAAGAAGTGTATTGCTTGGGAAAAGATCAAGGTTGCAGTAGATAAGGGTATGGCCGATCAAGACCCAAATAATCTTGGACGCTTTGTTGGTGACTACGTATTCAATCCAGCTGGCGGCAAGAACCAAATTCTTCTCACTGAACCTGCAGAAATTCTTGAAGGCGGAACAGGCTTTATGATGATCCGTAAGTCTTCACTACTGAAGATGCAAGAAAAGTATACTGAGCTTATGTACAGACCAGA